TAACTTGTAAAGAATACAAGGAATATCTAATTGAAAGATCTGACAAATACCAAAGTTACCTAGACAATCACGTAGGAGATGATGAGCCAATCTATACAGATTGTGACCTCATCAAGTTCAACCGACAAGAATACTTTAACATCTGTAATCACTACCTAGAGTTCGCTATCGAAAGAGTAAACCAAAAGGTAGAGAAAGACGAAGATAAATCAGTATACTAGAGTCTCGAATTGGTGCAATCTACGGATTGTATCATTTGGCACTTTAGCCAAGCTAGCAATAGCACTAACCCATTTTATTCTATGTCTAACGAAATAGAAGAGTTCGATCTCGACGATGACTCAGTCAATAATGACGAAACAAACAACGAGACAGGAGAAGACGAAACTCCTGAGGAATCTACCAAGAAGAACAAATCCAACTTCAAAGAGCTTTACAAGAAAACAAAGACACTTGAAAAGCAACTCTCAGAGGAACGAGCTGATAAAGCACGACTCGCAAGAGAAAATGAAGCATGGCGTTCTGAAAATCCAGACCTTGTTACTAAGACATTCTCTAGTAATGATATGGAGGCTATAAACGAGAAAATCTTTATAGTTGCTAATCCAGAGGCAAAATCTCACTTCGACAAAGTCAAAGAACGAGCAACCAAGTATGGTATGCCACTAGAGGAAGCGTGGGAAGATGTACAACTTAGACTCCCAAAAGAAAGCACTACTTCGGTAGACTTTGAAATAAAAGGGAAATCCAAATCTGATAAAATCGACCTGAAAAAAGTCTCTGCAGAAGACTCAGCGTCACTATCAAAAGAAGAACGAGCCAAATGGCGAGAGATTCACGGATGGAATAAGTAAAAAATATCGTCAAAAACTTTAAACACTAAACTTTTTGACTTATGGCTAATAATCTCACTTCTGCTGTAAAACAGCATTGGGCTGATATGTTCGAGGATAATCTTGAAAAAGACCTTCTCGCAACAGAACTCGTTCGTATGGAATCTATTCCAAACGGAACAACTAAAAATATCCCTCGTGTAAATATGCAACGAGCGGTATCGTACACAAAGTACACTCCTGTCACTTCTAAGGATATCGTAACAGGTAATGACCAGCTTGTTATCAATGAGACTCCTATGATTCCATTTGAGATCGACCAGATTGATATGGATGACAACTTCCTCGATGTAACTCCTGAGCTTATCAGCGATGCTGGATACCAGCTCAAGAGCATTATCGATGGTGATGTAATGGGTGAGGCTCTCCAGGCTAACCTTACTTACTCATCAGTAGGTCTCGGAACTGGTACAACTCCAGTCGCACTCACTCTTACTGCTGGTGCAGGTTACATTCCTACAGTATTCGGAAAATCTCGTGCAAGACTCGTTGCAGCAGGTGTAAACCCAGCTAAACTCTGTCTCGTAGTTGATTCTGATACAGTAGATGAAATCGGAAACCTCGGAATTGAAAAGGGATTTAATGTTGCAGATGAAAGTATCCAGCGTGGATACCGTGGTATGTTTAAGGGAATGAAGCTCTACGAGTCTAATAACCTTACAGCTACTCGTGTCCTCCAGTTTGGAACAGTAGCAAATGCAGGAGGCACAGTAACGATTCTCGGTGTAACATTTACATTTGTGGCAACAATCGGTACAACTCCAGGTAATGTACTTATCGGTGCCAATGTAGCTGCTTCTATCGCAAACCTCGTGTCTGCGGTAAATGGAACAGCTGGTGCAGGAACTACATATATTGCAGTTGAGGATGATTCGGCTCTTGCAGGCGTAACAGCTACAAATCAGACTACAGCTATTCTCTTCACTTCAACAGTTGGACGAATGTATGCAAGTTCTACCCTTGCCGCTGTTGCTGATGACTTCGATGCTGAGACAGTAAACCAATGGATTACTGAAAAGGGTGCAGTTCGTCTCGCTCTTCGTAATTCAGTAAATATCAAGCAGGATTCAGATCCAGACTCTCTCGTTGAGAAATTCAAGGTATGGTCTCGCTATGGTATCAAGACTACAGTTCGCGGAAAGGCTCGTATGGTTCGTGTTATCACAACTGGTGCAGCTGCTGAATAGTCGATTGATATATTCCCCATCTCGGTGGGGAGTTATCAGTTTATTACTAATTTATACAATATGGGAAGACCTAAAAAGATACAAGAAGTAGAAATAGTAGAAACTCCTATTGAAAAAACAGAAAAAGAGGTATACTTGATTCGTGTAATGGATAAAGACGGAACTATCAAGAAAATAGACCCAACAACTGAGTTAAATTGGAGAAAAAAGTATAAAGATGCATCAGGACAACCCTTTCACTTCTAATCTATGGCAAACATCTCTCTATCATCAATGAAAACTCGTGTAGTACAAGCGAATTTTACTGATTCTACATATACAGATCCTATCTACCTAGAACAAGCAAGTGTAATCGCTCAGGATATCTGGTCTGATATTATCTATGCACGAAAAGGCAACAAATCGTGGGATATGTGGCTCGCTGATACAGTCGCATTACAAGACGAATACACTCGACCTACAGTCACTAGTACAAATGTTGGTGCTGATATGATAGAAAGCATCTCTATAGCATATACGGACGATACCTACACGAATACACTAGGAAAAGTGTATATTCCTTGTACTCAAGCAACACAAGAGCAAATAAAGGACTGGAATCGTCTATTAGAGGAGCAAGATAGAGAAAACCCTATCTATTTCTATTCTGATGACTCAATATTTATAGCTCCAGACCCTCGAAGTACCGAAGTATGAACAGGTAGGCTACAAATAACAGGAGTGAGAAGTATTGCAAGTGGATCGTGGACTACTACAACAACCGAAACAGATATAAAGCTCCCTATATTTATGTTCGAAGCTTTATTCTACTGACTTATGTGGAAGTCTAGCGAATTTATGAGACGAGATGACTCTACCATAATGTCTAAGTACAATTTCTATGAACAATTCAAGGCTCGACAGATAAAAAAGATGAACATAGAGACAAGCGAAAGCTACGACTCTCACAATCTCCGCAATTCTACTTCTGATGACTTTCTAGAATAATGGCAACAAATCAAATCGTAATATCATCATTCCAGTGAGGACTTTCCAACGATAGGAATATCTGACAAAAGTGATCTTTTTGGAATAGTAAAAATATCGAATATAGACAAAATAGTGCCTATGTAGAACTACAGAAAGGGTATACAACAGCATTTTCTATTTCTGGATGAATCCCAACCGCTATAACACTCTGGGGATCACAATCGAGTATTCTGACTGATATTTTAGTATTTACAAATAATTGAAGAGTATATAACTCAACAGGACAACAAGGAACTGTTACAGGATGATCAATCGTTAATACAATTGAGGCAAATGGAAAAAAGTATATGATTGGTCAAAATAAATTAGAGGAATATGTAGCACTAAACAACTATGTGACTCGATCTACTTTTACAAATGTCACAGAGTTTCGACCTGCAATCAATTTCTATGGGGATATTATCATCGGAGATGGCACGCAGGTACTCAGGTATAATAAGGATGCAACGCTTATAGAGTATGCAACTCCTTTTACAGCACCAGTAATATGATGACTCGCCTGAACTGTATATGCTATTACTCAGATTGGTGCAAATATCTATGTATGGTGTAATGATTGAGTGAATACGATCCAGTATATATGGGATGGCGTATCAGCAAAACCATCACAAAAAATAACCTATACAGATACTCCAGTATGAAATGTCGCACTTCTTGGTAACCAACATTATTGGTGGGCTAGTAAAAGTGACTACAGTATAAAGCAAATTCTAATATGAGAGTCGTATAAGCCACAGCTCTATATAAAAAGTGCATATCCTGATTTCCCGCTATCCTCGAATCAAGATGCAGACAACAATAGAATAGTAATAACTCCCGCTTTTGCACAATCTCTCAATGCAATCGAAACAGTCGGAGATATTATCTATTTGCCTGGGGAGTGATGTATATATTGATTTGGTAAATACTTTCCTTGACAAGCGTACTCATTATCTCGTGATTTTTCATTTACTGGAACAAAAGTATCAGCTATGTCGTCTGGATGAAAAACAGGATGATTTCGAGATGCTGGATGATTTTTGACGTATTCTGCACTCAACGGATCAGATTATGATATTAATGTAATAAATCTATGACAGAAATGAGAAACTCCCTGAGTCAGGTTTGCAAATAGTGGATACATAGAAAGTATGGAATATCTTGCTCCTAGTTTTGTCGAGTGAGAGAATAGTATAAAAATAACATTTCCATTCGAGCTACCAGACGCATCTACAAGTATAAATGTATATGTAAAATATGACAGATGATCATACACTCTAATAAAAAATATAACTACAACGGAATACTGAGTTTGATATAAATATGTTGAAATAGCAGATACAGGAAAATGGAAAACAAAACAAATAAAATTTGAACTGATAACATCAAATACATCCTATAGCCCAAAACTATTTACTCAAATAACTAATATACAATCAGAAGTATGAAAACGATAGATTTTGAAACAATAGACATACCAGATCCATTTGAGTCTTTCCAATCTAGGCAATCTCAGCTTGATCCAATAGATTATAGATTACTCGTAAACAAACCGTAAATTAACTTGATAATGAGATAGATTCTCATATACTATATACAATGAGTAACTGAATAAACAAACAAGTCATACAAGTAGGGTGAAACGCAAATGATAAGTGATTTTTTGCTAACATTACGGCACTACAAACTGCATATCCAACTGGATCGGATTGATGGTACGCAGTTCTAGGATCCACAGACACGTTTTGGGTATGGGATAGCGGGACAACAGCGTGGAAGAATACAGACTCATCAAGCATAGGTGACGTAGTCTGACCAGCCTCATCTACTGACAACGCTATTGCAAGATATGATGGAACAACTGGTAAAATAATCCAAGACAGTTTAGTCACAATAACTGATGCAGGTCTTGTTGGTATAAATACTTCACCATCTTTTCTAATTGATGGTATTCGTACTGCTGCTGGAAGTGTTATGCGTCTAAGAAACTCATCAAGTGCTCACGGGGGGTTTACTGTACAAGCAGATACAAATGGAGCGTATATAGGCAATGGAGTTGGCGGAGCGTTTAAGGAGTCTATATATTTCCAGGACTCTATAAATGCTATACGTCTATTTACGAATGCGTCAGAAAGAGTAAGAGTAGACGTGAATGGTAATGTTGGTATTGGAGTTGCCCCTAGTACCCCATTGGATGTTGTAGGTAGCTCATCAGGAGACCTACTTGTACAGGCACAAAATACAAATGCTAACGGGATAAGTTCCTTTGTGGCAAAAGACAATGGTGGGACTCGATTCTTAACATTCGGTGTCAATAATACAACGATGAGTCTAGGGACACAATATGGAATAGCTGGAGAGGGAATAATCAGATCATCTGGAAGTGCTACTGGAATTGCCATATCTGCTTCAACTTGACCAATTAGGTTTTTGCAAACATCAGGAGGATCGGAAAGAATGAGGATAGATACAGCTGGCAACGTCGGAATATGAACTCCCACCCCAGCATTTAATCTAGACGTAACAGGTACTGCACGTTTTGGAAATAGTACACTTGGTGTGGACTTTGGGTCAGGAGCTATGAGATTTATTGGTACAGGACCACGTCTTATATATTCTGGAGGGTATAGTTCACAAATACAAATTGATGGTTCTAGTGTAGCACTAAACACAAATAGTGGCGGTAGAACAGGTATTGGGGTAGTATCCCCGACAGCTGTTTTGCATATAAAGGCAGGTACTGCTACAGCTAATACAGCACCCATTAAACTAACTGCAGGAGAAAATCTAACTACTCCAGAAAATTGAGCAATAGAGTACGACGGATCAGACGCTTGGATAACTATTTGAGGAGTAAGGCAACGACTTAATAATAAAGCTGAGACAATAGCAGCGGGTAGTAATATAACAGTAACAGGAACAGTTAGTAATCCAATCGTC